AGTACCAATATATCAGCATTGACAGAATTATGTATATCAATAGCTGCCCCTTCTAAATGAAGGTCTGACATATATTGTATCTTCATCAATGAGTTTCCGACCAGTTATACCCGACGGCATAATCGCCGTCTAAGGCTACATTCATTTTCAATCTTCTCCCTGCTTCTCTAATGGCTTCCACAGCAATCTCCCCTAAGGGGTGTCCAGGTACTGTCAGTTTATTGCCTTTCTTAATAATCTCTCTTTGAAAGATATCTTTCTCTAATCCTTCGTGTTGCCCCTCGTCGTGGACGTCAAGAAGCTTTCTGTGCCAGACGCCTTGTCTCTCAGCCTCTTCTCTGAGAATTATGGCACTAGTCTTCATAACTACTGCCCCGGTAGGCTGGATTTTATAATTCAATGCAGACGACTTAGACGGACATACCACCATTCCCCCGTCGATACAGAACAACCTGCCTTTGTTATGTCTCCATTCGTACTGGATAGTCTCAATGAATTTCTTCAGACCGGGGATACGATTAGGAAACATCTCTCCGTGTATCTCTTCGGCTTGTCTTAACGTGCATTTCAATATCTGAACAAGCTTAGGGGGATAACAACCAAACATCCAGGCATACCAGCAATTTCCTGTAATTGTGATCTCGTTGCCTTGGCGCATAACCCAAGAACCTAAATCAGTAGTAGGGCACCAAACAGATTGTACTCCTAAAGACTTCTTATCGAATTTACTACAAGTGATATGACCTTTCTTAGAGAGAGTGACGGTAACCATATCCTTGTTATAACCGTTTTTATCGGCTACGTGAATCTGGCCGTCATTGACTAAGTAAGAACATAGTATCAAGGCTTCGGCTATTTCTCCTTTATTCTGTGACCAAGCCCAATGATCTTTTTCTACGATATGTCCATCAGCAAGTAAGAACCCTTGTAAGAATTGTTTACGTTCTGAATGGGACATATCTAAGACATATTGATCCCAGTTTACTCCATATTTTTGGGTTTTTACCCAATCCGTCGGATTATTAGGAACCCTGTCTTGAGACTCATTAAAAGGTGCGTTAAGGATGATTGACGACTCAGAGTTTAATTCGTCTGTTGTCCTGACTTCATCTACCATGTAATGGCCGTTGATTTTAGACCAAGACTTGTTTCCTTTTTTACGTTGTCTTATGAACCAACGGTGGTTTCCCGTGGCTCTGAACTTCCTAAAGGAGTTACCGAATTCATAGACTTTATCTTCATAAACGGTAATATCTCTCAGACGAGTCCATTCCTTCAATTTAGTTTCTGGATTGTACCCAAGAATCTCCTCTCCAATAATTAGTTCGTCATACCTTTTCCATCCTCTTCTTGTAAGAGCCTTGGTGTCTAAGGGGACACAGGTTTTGGCTCCCCATTCCCGGTCTATCTCTCGTCCTATCAGTTTAGACAAGGCTTCGGCGTTATCGGTATGGATGTCACCGTCGAGAATGGCGTTAGCCTCTGGAGAATTAAGCCAGTGTTTGAAGCACTCCGTCTCTAATCCCTTGGCGTCGTAGCCGATCATACAGAGACCTTTGTTGGGTTCTACGCCCCATAATTCTCTGGCCTCTTTGCCATACTTGGCTTTTTTGGCTGAAGGGATATTCGCGCTATTAGGTTTGGAGTGACGGCACCTTCTAGAGGCGGCCCCGCAAGAGAAAACCTCTCCGTGAATCCTACCGTCAGGGGCTACATTGCCTAACCATCCTAGAGAACCAGTGTCAGGATTTCCGGCCAGCATAGTCAGACGACCTTGGATGACTAACCATTCTGCCAAGGCACGTACCTCAGGCCTACCAGAGACCTCTGCGAAGGCTACCAGGGCGTCTTCATCAACCTTAGGGTTACCCTTAGGGGTGAAGGAAACGGGCTCCCAGCCTAGCTCTAAAAGCCTCTCCTGACGTTGTTTAGGAGAACCTAGATTGAACGGTACCATCTCGTAACATGAATACGACAATCCATCATCTGATACTACTAAGTCGGGATACTTCTTCCGGTGTTTCTCATATGATGCAACAGGGCTGCCATCCTTACGTCTTCTGAGAGTATATTCTGCAACCTTGGTGCGACGGCTCGGAAATAACTCTCTGATGACTTTGGATAGACGGGACTGCTCCCTGAGCAGGAAGTCACGAAAACTCTTAGCTCTCTCGACGTCAAAGTAGATGCCGTTTTTGATTTGTTCGTCAATTAATATCCTAAATTTATGTTCTGTCTCGCAAGATAGCTCTGAGTATCCTAGTTTGAGCATCTTCTCTGTGATGGCTCTAAAAAGCCTAAAGGTTAGTTCTACGTCTCCTTTACAGTAAGTGAGCATCTCTGGAGAGAATCTAGTATAGTCGTTAAATTCAATCTTAGGGTACTTAAGCCTGTGCCCCCAAGCGTCTAGAGAATGTCCTCCTTCTATAGCTGGATTATACAAGAATGAAAGGACTAATGTATCACAGACTTTATCTAAATCGATGGATGCCTCCCAGAGCCTATTAAGCACAGGTATGTCATAGCTGACAATGTTATGACCGACATAAATAAAAGTATCCTTATGAAACTCACTGAATTCTTCCTTGTCGGTGAATACTAAGACTTCTTCTGTATGAAGATTCTTTACGACGCAACACCAAATAACTGTGGGGTTTAAACTGTCGCATTCTATATCGATTACCCAATAATTCTCTGGGTTATTGTGTCTTAGATACAAATTTCTACCACTCATCCTTCACTGGAAACGATTGCGGGCTAGTATCCTCTACCCCAGACTCGTATCTGGCTATCCCAGCCTTATCTAGTTCTTCTAGTCTACCTGTCTCAGGATTATAAATCAGATAGGAACAAGGGCCTGTACGACCACAGAAACGATTCTTCTGGATACTTACTTTAGTGACGTTTCTACGAAAGGGGTCGTCGGCTTCTTTATCTCTATATAGTTTAATCACGATGTTGGCTAACTGCTCTACACCGGCTGTACCTCTGATTTGGCCTTGTCTGTTCTGGTGAATAACAGCTATGACACAGATGTTGAGTTCCATCGTGAGAGTTTTGAGCTTAGTAGAAATCTCGTCAAGCTGCTTTCTTTCATCACCGGATTGATCTGATACTACAATAGACAAGTGGTCTAATACAATGAACTTAGCCCCCATAGCGCTCATATGACGGACCTTATCTAGAAGATCGTCTATGGCGTTGCTACCGAAGTGATCGTAGATTATGACTCTATCTGTGTTAACAGTTTTGTCATAATACTTCTTTAGTTCTTCTTCAGTTACGGAGTCTCTAATATCTGGTAGATGTAACGGCTTGTTACCTTCAATTGACATTATGCCTAGAGCGGTGTCCTTGTTAGACTCCTCTAGGTGCATTATACCTATACCATAACTTGTATGATTCAACAAGTAATGTTCAATCTCCTTTAATACAGAAGTCTTACCGACACCGGTATCTGCCGTTATAACGACTAACTCACCTAGTCTCAGGCCGTAAGTCATATCATTAAAACCCTGGAAAGGGTATTCCACAGATTCTGTCTTGTCGTTGTTACGGACGTCATCCCAGAGATCGGTCCCTAACCTGATACCGTCAGGTGTAAACGTCGGGGCAGACCACCACTCCTTGACAAACTCTTTCTGGAGCCCCTGCTTCAAGTAGTCGTTTGCGTCTTTGGCCTTAGAAAGAGTAAGTATTCTGACTTTCTTGGCAGGGAAGAGTTGAGCCACAGCCTTGGCTGCCTCTTGACCCGGAAACCTAGACGATCCGTCAGGTGCTCTCTTGGCTTCGTCCTTATCGAAACAGAGAACAATCTCGTCGAAAGAGTTGAGATACTCAAAAGCCTTGGCACAGTCTTTACGGGCAGTAGCCACGGAATGTACAGACACACATGGGTACTTACTGCCCTGCATCTCAAAGGCAGCCATCGCGTCGTCTTGGCCTTCACAGATAGTTATGGCTTTGGCAGAACCGGCAGGGAACAACTGCTGACCGAATAGATCAAACTTGTTGAATTCTCCTTCTATGGAGAAACCCTTTACGTCTCCCGATCTTCTAAGCTTGTTACCTACATGTACCCCATTCTGGAACATTGGATAGACCCATGAGAAAAATGGGTCAGTAGATTTAAATACTCCGTATTTCTCTGCCGTCTTATGACTGATGCTTCTATCCTTCATCTCTTGAAAGTCATTAAGGAGAGGCTGAAAGTTCTTTACTTCTTTATTTGTTTCTACTAGACTCACTTCTTTTTCTTCTTCGTATTCATCTTTATCTTCGTCTGCAAATACATGATGACCGCAGCTATAGCAATGAGAATGAAAATCCTCATATATCGTTACGGCGTCGGATGATCCACATTCTTCGCATGGCTGTTTATATCTAGGCACTTCACGGAACCGGCTCTATATCAGGGATGGGAGGGAACTGTGTGTTCTGTAGTATTGAATCAATGAAAGCCCAATGACCCCCAGGTAGGTTTGCCGACTCTGTGTAATTAATCTGTCCTGGTTGGACGTTAAAGGAATGAGCTGTATAAACATCTGTATCAGCGTCAGGCCAGACATTTCTTGTGATAGCTTCAAACAAAGTAATTCTATCAGGCTTGTATTTAAGATTTAAAGCCCTAGCTAGGAATGTAGCCCTACAGAAATCCTCGAAGTATTCTTCGTTGCAGGTGATAAGAAGATTTACTGTTTTAGAGTAGTCTTCTACTGCCCAATCTGAATGATGTTCTGGTTGTGTCATAACTGGAGGTGTCTTCCATGAATGGAAAACTTTAGAGTGATCTATACTGCCGTCTTCTTTGTACTCATGTTCTGTATTCAGAGGAAGAATCCCGTTGGGCATAGAACCACCTAAAACCCATCCGTCTTCTACGAGTTTATTCTCAAAGTCTTGGACTTTATCGGGAGAAACCAGAAGGAGATAATCATCGTCTGTATCAGTAATAGGTGGAGTACAGATGACTCGTGAGCCTGTATGAACGAACTTCTGGTAATAAGGCTCGTACTTGGCGATGTATCCGCTTAAACTATTCTTCATTCTCGACCTCTTCAGGTTCTTCTAGTTTTATATATTCTGGTTCGTAAGGTACGTAATCCTTACCTGCCAGTCTTAACATCTCTTCTGTAGTAGGGACCAAGCAGGGGGTACAATAATATCTGCTTGTTTTTCTATCGTAGACTGCCTCACTCAGAAGAATATCACATGAATAACAATGCAACTATTTATCCTTAATTATATCATTCAAATCTTTTGGGGTAAATTCTGTGTGTTCTACCGAGACACATATATATCTTGGGTCGGGGACATCGTTCTTCATCACTAAATTACTGTGTAGATGACCATGAATGTTTATTCCAAACCTTCCTAGGCTACCTTCATGTATAGGTATATGAGACATTATATACATAAAACCTGAGTGGGTCTTACCTACCACGTAGGCTCGTATATCGTCAAAATAAGGTGTGTAATCTCTCAGCTTAAAGATATCATGATTACCCTTGACTAATACTTTACGTCCTTTTAGATGGTGAAGAATAGGCAAGGCTTTGCGATTAATGACGACATCTCCGAGGAGATACACCCTGTCTTGGTGACCTACTACTGAGTTCCAATTATCAATAAGAGCCTTATCCATATCGTCTGGGTTATCCCAAGGACGTAGCTTTGTACCGTCCGCTCTTAGGAATTTACAAACACCGTAGTGTCCGAAGTGTGTATCGGCTATTACCCAGGTTTTACCACTCATCCAGAATTACAATCTCTCTGTACAATCTTAGTCCAATAGTACTTTTTATTTTCTGTTTCTTCATTAATTAGAATTATACTAATTTGCTAATCTCTTCCACTCTTGTTTACTCATCATAGTTCTCTGGCGGTAAATTAAATCCATCTAATTCTTCCTCGTCTAAGGGAACATCGAGGAAATCATCCGGTTCTATGTAGAAGTCATCGAAGTCTTCGTCTAAAAGGATGTCTTCGTTGTCTTTATTTGGAATCTTTGGCCCATACATCATTATATAAAACTCTCCTATGTCGGATATGCATTGATGACAATAAAACCTGTCTGTTCTGGCGTCATAGAAATGACTCACAAGAATAGGCAGTAATCCAGAACAGCAGTAGCAGCGCATATTAATAATCACTTAATG